GCTTTGCGGTAGAGGTCATCTTCACCCTTTGCTGCCCTAGCCGGTTCGACGCGGCGAGCGGGGCAACGTCGGCAACCCTAGCGCAAGCCGCCAGCGCCGTCAAGACCGCGCGCAGGGTGACAGCGAACCGCGCTAACACCCTGTTGTCACCCGCTGTCACTTAACTCAAGCGCGCGAATCTACAGGCAAACTCAATCGCAAAGTGACAAGGTGACAAGAATTCGGCCAAACACTCTCTACGCGCATTCTATGAGCCCCTGCAGCCCACAACTTCTTGCGTGTATGTATAGCACTGTCACCTTGTCACCCTAGAGCCCTATATTGAGTATAGTTACAATAGGTTGGGTCGGGTGACAGCAGGGTGATAGCAGGGTGACAGCGCAATTGTTGTCACCCTACGGCGCCCCAGGCCGGTCATAGAAGCGAAGCCCCTACGGCGACCAACAACCGCCCGGCGCCTCAAAGTGCGAGCCGTCGGGACGCCGACAGCGCAGGCACTCGATCATGTCATGCCGCGGATACGGGCGCGCCTCGGGGCAGCCGCAGAGGTCAGCCCAAACAGCGGTATGCGTCGGCTCGCCGTCGTCGCCGTACTGGTACACCTCCCAATCGGGGCAGGGTGCAGGCGGCGGGAGCGGTTGGTAATCGACGCAGGATGAGAGTAGGACTAGAGCGATAAGCTTGCGCATGGGTTTCCTCCGTTGTAGCCTGCATCGTAGCAGGCGCGCAGACGGGCGCTAGGGGCAGACGGTGGAGCAGGGCGGTCGGAGTTTTTTCGGGGCTCCTAGGGGCTGCTGGACCCCCCCCGAGGGGCGTTTGGGTCCTTCCTAGGGGCCGTCGGGGGCGGGTTTACATTTGGTCACGAATTAGGGCTAGCGACAGAACGTCAACAGCTATCAAGGGTTACAAGTGACACCTAACGCAGCCAGCAAAAGACGCGCGCAAGGGCTTGGCAGTCAAAGCGATTTGGCGCGGATGCTCGGTGTGACGGCAAAGGCGGTCCGCGACGCAATCCAGTCGGGTCGCGTGACGCCTCGGCCCGATCAATGGTTGGATTTGGAGCGCGCCGCTGCCGAGTTTCGCGGCACCTCGACCGGCTCTTTCAACGGCATCGGCGGCGCGACCCCGGACGACGACGACACCGACGGGCCGGCCGGCGAAAGCCTAGCCAGCGCCAAGACCCGCAAAGAGCGCGCGCTGGCGGACAAGGCCGAGGTCGAGGCAGCGCGTGCGCGCGCTGAGGTGGTCAGCGTCGCCGAGGCGCGTGCGGCGTGGTTTGCCGCTGGGCGCACAGTGCGCGAGCGCCTGCTGGCGCTGCCCGATGCGATGGCCGGCGAGATGGCATGGACGGCTGACCAGACCGCGGCGGTGCGCGAGCGCATTGCGCAGGCGCTCGGCGATTTGCCGGCGGAGATGCCGCAATGACGGCCGAGCTTTGGCAGGCGCTGCGCGACGGCTTGCGGCCTGACGCGCCGATGACGGTGTCTGAGTGGGCGACGGCGTATCGGGTGCTGCCGGCCACATCGGCGGCGCCAGGCCGGTACCGTGTCGACAAGACACCCTACGCGCGCGAGCCGATGGACTGCCTCGGCCTGGGCGGACCGCAGACCGTAGTGCTGATGTGGGGCTCGCAGTTGGGCAAGTCCGAGCTGGGCAACAACTGGCTCGGTTGGATTGTTGACCAAAGCCCAGGGCCAACGCTGCTAGTGCAGCCCACGGTTGAGCGCGCCGAGGAGTACAGCCGCGAGCGGATCGCGCCGCTGATCTCAGACTGCCCCCGGCTGGCAGAGCGCATCGCAGACCCGCGCAGCCGCGACAGCAACAACCGTCTGTTGGGCAAGCAGTTTGCGGGCGGATTCTTCAAGATCGTTGGGGCCAATGCGCCTTCGGGCTTGGCAAGCACACCGATCCGCCGCGTCTTTCTCGATGAGGTTGACCGATTTCCAGCTGATGCGGGCGGCGAGGGCGACCCGGTCGCGCTGGCGCGGCAACGGACGGAAACCTTTAGCATCAACCGCAAACTGCTGCTGACCAGCACGCCGACGCAAGAGGGTTTCAGCCGCATTGAAGCGGCGTACCGCGAAAGCGACCGTCGCCGCTACTGGGTGCCGTGCCCGCACTGCGAAGGCTTCCAGGTCCTGCAATGGCGCGCGACCGAGGGCAGCCCCGGCGGAGTGACGTGGCCAAAGGGTCGACCGGATGAAGCGGTCTATTCCTGCGGGCTTTGCGGCGCGGCGATCGACAACGCGGCCAAGAATTGGATGCTCCCGCGGGGGCAGTGGCGGGCAGAGAATCCGGGCGCGCCGGTGGCGGGGTTTCACCTGTCGGCGCTTTACAGCCCGGTGGGGTGGACCAGCTGGGCGGCGCTGGCGCGGGAGTTTGTCGAGGCAGGCAACGACCCAGACCGGCTAAAGGTCTTTGTAAACACGAAGCTTGCGGAGACGTTCAAGGCAGGCGAGGCGTCTGAGATCCGCGCGACGGGCCTACAATCGCGGGCGGAGCTCTACGGCGCGCAGGTCCCAGACGGCGTCACGTTGATCACCTGCGGCGTTGACACGCAGGACGACCGGCTAGAGGCAGAGATCGTTGGATGGGGCGCAGGAGAGGAATCGTGGTCGCTGGCGTGGCTGGTGTTTCCAGGCAATCCTGGCGAGCCGCACGTCTGGGCGGAGCTAGACCGAGCGCTGCGGCAAGAATTGCGCAAAGCGGACGGCACGCGGCTGCGCATCGCGGCGACGGCGATCGACAGCGGCGGCCACCACACATCGGCGGTCTATGCCTTCACCCGCGGCAAAGAGGCGCGGCGCGTCTGGGCAATCAAAGGCGTCGGCGGCGCGCGAGCGTTGTGGCCACGGCGGCCGACGCGGCGCAAGAGCGGCGCCATGCTGTATCCGATCGGCGTCGACAGCGGCAAGGAATCGGTTGTCAGTCGCCTGCGCATCCGTGAGCCGGGGCCGGGCTATTTGCACTTCCCGGTTGAGCATCCGCCCGAGTATTACGAGCAGCTGACAGCCGAGCGGCGCGAGGTGACGCTGTACCGCGGGCGCCAGATTCAGCGGTGGATTCTGCCGCCAGGTCGCCGCAATGAAGCGCTGGACTGCCGTGTGTACGCCTATGCCGCGCTCCACGGCCTGCTGATGAGCGGCAGCAAACTGCCCGCAGCGGCAACGGTTGCACCGCCGGCACCTGCAGCGCATACTGTAGCGGAGCCGGCGCCGCCTGCGCCACGTCCTGCGCCAGCGCCCAGGTCGGCGGCGCGTCCACGGCGGCCGAGCATTTACGATGAGCTGAGGTAGCAATGGCCTGGACTCAAAGCGAAATCGACGCACTCAAGGCCGCGATCGCCAGCGGGACTAAGAGCGTCAGCGTCAACGGCCGCACGGTCACTTATCACTCGCTTGCCGAGATGCGGCAGGCGCTGCGCGACATGGAGGCGGAGGTCAACCCGCAGACGACGACGACGCGGCCAGTTGTGCGCAAAATTCAGTTTGGAGGGCCGTGATGGGTAGCCTTGCCGTTGCCCGGCAGCGCGGGCAGTTGACGTTGTGGCAGAAAGCCGGTCTTGCGTTGGCCAGCTTTGCAGCGCGATTGGCGCCGACGCAGCCGCGTGCCAGGTTGTCTTATGACGGCGCCGCACGCAACCGACTCACCGCCGACTGGCTGACCAACAGCAGCGGCGCAAACGACGAGGTGATCCGCAGCCTGTCAACTCTGCGCGACCGCTGCAGCGACCTTGCGCGCAATAACCCGTGGGCGGTCAAGGCTTTGGAAAGCCTCACCAGCAACATTGTTTCGACTGGCATCCGCGCCAAATGGGCCAACGCCGAGACGCAGGCGCGCTGGGATGAGTGGCTGACGCAGTGCAGCAGCGACACCGACTTGGACCTGTACGGGTTGCAGTCGCTTGCCGTGCGCAGTTGGCTAGAGCGCGGCGATTGCTTTGTTCGCCGTCGGTGGCGCCGCCCCGAGGATGGGCTGGCCGCGCCGCTTCAAATTGAGTTGCTTGAGGGCGACTTCTGCGATCACATCTTGCAGCGCACCCCGCAAGCCGGAGGCGTTGTGACGCAAGGTGTTGAATTCGATGCCATTGGCCGGCGCGCGGCGTACTGGCTTTACCGCCAGCACCCAGGCGAGACGGCGCAGATTTACCCCGGTGCGGGCTATGGCGAGGCGGTGCGCGTGCCGGCAGCTGACGTTGCCCACCTCTACCGCCCGACGCGAGCCGGCCAGGTCCGCGGCGTGCCGTGGCTGGCGGCGGTGATTGGAGCCCTGCGCGACCTCGGGCAGTACCAGACGGCCGAGCGGGTGCGCAAACGCGCGCAGGCGGGTCAGGTCGGAGTGCTGATTCCGGCCGACGATGCGACCTACAGCGAAGACGACACAGACACTGTCGGGCCAGCGGTGACCGACGCCGACGGCGCGACGGTCGATACCATGTCTCCTGGCTCGGTGCTGGTCGCGCGCAACGGCAAGGACTTTCGATTCTCGACGCCGAGCAGCGATGCCGGCTATGTCGACTTTGTCAACGCCCAACTGCGGCAGATCGGCGCAGGCGTGCTACTGCCGTATGAGGTGTTGAGCAACGACCTTTCACAGGTCAACTACAGCTCAATTCGCCTCGGGCTTGTCGAGTTCCAACGGCTGATCAAGGTGCTGCAAACGCAGATCTTGATCCCGCTGTTTATGCGCAAGGTCGCGCAATGGTTCAAAGAGGCGTGCATCGCCGCCGGCACCATGCGCGATAGCGAGCCGTTGCTGCAGTGGGTGCTGCCCGAGCGCGAAGAAATTGACCGCGAGACGGCGGTGCGATCGGCCATTGCCGCCATCCGTGCCGGTCTGCAGTCGCGAAAAGACGCGGTGACCGCGGCGGGTGGCGATGCCGATGAGGTGTTGGCTGAGATCGCAGCTGACCTTGAGACGCTCGACCGGATGGGCATTACCCTGGACACCGACCCGCGGCACCCGGACACGGGGCCGACGCAGCCTATGCCGGAGGCGACACCATGAACACCTGCACCGGATGCCAGCACGACCGCAGCGGCTATTGCCGTGCGCGCGCGCCTATGCCAAGCACCGCGGAGCGCCTACCCGACCGCGCCGAGTGGCCGCGGCACGACGGCCAGGGTTGCGGAGACTACGCAGCGCCAGAGCCAGAGCCGCAGCGCACCGGCAAGATGCCAGCCGGGCGCCGTGAAAAACTCGGCGCTTGACAGTGTGGAAAATTTCAGCACACTAGATCGCGAGGTGTAGAAAATGCCAGCAGAGCAGCGCCAACGATTTGCAGCCCAGGTAGAGCCGACGACCTATGATGAGGCGGACGGCACGATCGGGCTTGTGGTCTACGCGGGCGCAGAGGTGCCGCGCATCGATTGGATGACCGGCGAGCGCTACACCCTTCGTCTTGAGGTGTCGCCCGAAGCGGTGGACCTGACCCGGCTACAGTCCGGCTCTGTGCCGCTGCTAGACAGCCATGACGACAGCGAGAGCGAATGCGTGCTTGGCGCGGTGTTGCCGGATAGCGCGGTGATCGGCGGCGGCAAGATCGCTGTTCGCGCCAAACTCTCGGTTGACCCCGAGCACGCTGGCAAGATCGCCAATATCCGCGCGGGCGTCCTGCGCAACATCTCTGTCGGCGCAAGCCCGATCGAGGTCAAGAGCACGGCCGCCACCAAGACGAGCCCACGCCGCGACGTGTGGACCCGCTGGGCAATTGACGAGGTGTCGATTGTCCCGATTCCCGCCGACCCCGGCGCGCAGACTCTATCGCAGCAAGCCGCTGCGGAGGTGCCCAAAATGGACCTGAATCAGACCCCGGCACACGAGCCGGTAGACCTCGCCAAAGTGCGCGAGGAAGCCATTCAGGCGGAGCGCACGCGCCTCGCCGAGATCGACACTGCGGCCAAGGCCGTCGGCGCCGATGCCGCCACCGTCGCCAAGCTCAAGGCCGACGGCGTCAGCGCCGACGACGCGCGCAAGCAGTTGCTGAACGCCGCAGCCGCCCGCAGCGACGCCAGCGCCAGCCGCCCGCAGGTCGCGATCTTGCGCGATGCCGGCGACACCGCGATCGAGCAGGCGCAGCACGCGCTTCTCGCCAAGGCCGTTCCCGCCAACATCGAAGCGAAGATCGACGGCAAGGCCAGCCTGCTCTGGGACGGCGAGAAGGCCGCCCGCCTGCGCGGTCAGCGCGTCGTCGACATCGTGCGCCACGCGCTCGGCGCCACCGGCCACCTGCGCGAGGGCATGAGCGACCGCGAGGTTGTGCGCCGCGCGCTGCTGGCCCACAGCTCCAGCGACTTGCCCGACTTGTTCGGCGACAGCACCGGCAAGGCGCTGCTCTACGGGTACCAAACCCAAGAGAAGCAGTACGAAAAGTTCTGCAAGCGCGTCCAGACCCCGGGCCTGCACGCTCGCAAGCCCGTGATCGTCAGCGGCGCCAGCGCCGTCGAGGAGATGGCTGAGGGTGCGCCGTACCCGCAGCAGACGATCGGCGACACCGCTGAGAGCTACTCGGCCAAGAAGTACGGCGGCCAGGTGGCGATCACCCTCGAAGCCCTGCTCCGCGACGACCTCGACGCGCTGGCGCAGATCCCCACCGGACTGAGCAACGGCCTGGTCATCAAGCAGAACGCCATCGTCGCCGCGCTGTTCGCTGCCGGTTCCGGCTACGGCCCGACTCTGGCTGCGGATTCGACGCCGCTGTTCAATTCGGCGCACGCCAATTTGGTCGACACCGGCAGCGGTGGCGCCCCGACCACGGCCCGCTTCGCCGCACTGCGCACCCTGCTGGCCAAGCAGGAAGACGCCAACGGCAACCTGCAGCCGCGCCAACTGCGGTACATCGTTGTTCCCGCCGAACTGTTCCACATCGCCGAGGCGATGTTGCTCGGTCAGGCGCAGCCGTCGGCCCTGGGCGCCGAGACTCGCACCCCGAGCCTCAGTCGCCTGGAGATCGTGCCGTTTGACTACTTGGCGAGCTCGGTCTACTGGTACGGCTTTGCCGACCCGAGCCTGTACCCGGTGATCGAAGTCGCGACGCCCAACAACATGCCTGAGGTCTGGGCCGAGTCGGTCATCGATTTCGACACCGACGCGCGCAAGATCAAGGCCGGCATGTATTTCGCCGCCGCCGCCGTGGACTTCCGCGGCGCGGCCATGAACCGCGGCGCCTAAACCCAAGCGACACAAGGGGAAAAGACCATGGCTACCAATATCAAATACCAGGGCTTCACGGTGCAAATCACCGCTGGCGGCAACTACACCGGCGGGACGCCCGTCAAAATCGGCACCGCGCTGTTCGGTATCCCTCTGGCCACCGCGGCCTCGGGCGCCGAGGTGGCGCTCATGCTGACCGGCGTGGCGGATCTGCCCAAAGACGGCTCGTCCACGGTGCAATTCGCGCTGGGCGACAAGGTCTACTGGGACGGCACCAACGCCACCGCCACCGCGACCGACAGCCTGATCGGCGTGGCGACGGCCGCGGCGGGCACCACGGCGACCGAGGTTGAGGTCAGCCTGAACGGCTCGATCGTCGCCCAGGCCGACGCCGACGCCATCGCGGCTGCGGCCGGCGGCAGCGCCACCGCGATCGGGCTCCTGAAGGTCTTGGGCGCCTCGACCATCGGCATCCACCGCGTGAAGTTCGATGGCACCACGGCTCCGGGCGTGACCAACGATGTGGACGAGGGCTACGCGGTCGGCTCGCTATGGTTCGACACCACCAACAAGAACCTGTACATGTGCAGCGACGCCAGCGATGGCGCCGCGGCGTGGCTGCTGCTGTCCGGCAACCGCGGCACGGGGACGATCACCATCCCCAACGCCAGTACCAGCGGGACGGCAAGCGTGGGCACCGGGTTCAACGGCAAGACTGTTTTCACCAGCATCAAGCAGGTCGGCGCTAACAACGTCGGCGTCAACTCGGCGGTTGTGGCCGCGGGCACGTTGACCGTCACCCTGTCCGGCGACCCGGGCGTGGGCGGCGTGGTGGTCGGCTACCAGCTGAGCATGATCTAGCGCAGAGCGTGACGGGCCGCAGTGGGGTCAGGCATGGCATGGAGTAACCTAGCCAATCTGGCCAACACTGCGGCCCGAAACGCTTTTGGCGAAAGCGCAACAATTGGCACCGAGACGATTACCGCCGTATTCGGCAACGAATCCCAGGATGTAACCCCTCCCGGCAAGCCCAAGGTGATCGCGAGATCGCCGGTCCTGGATTACCGCACAGCCGACCTAGTGACGCAGCCGGTAGCCGGCGCATCGGTCACCGTGTCGGGAACGTCCTACACCGTGCGTGAGGTCCGCCCGGACGGGCAGGGCTGGACGCGCCTTCGCCTACAGGTGGCATAGTGGACGGTCTGACCAGAGCGCAAATCCGCACTGCGACCGTCGCCGCGCTGCAGGCTGCCGCGCCGGTGGGTGGGCTTGTGCCATCGGGCTCAGTGTTAGACGCGGTAAAGACGCCGATCACCTATGACGACGGGCCGACGATCGTAGTCTGGACTGACGCGCAGGACATGCAGCCGGCGTCTCAGGATTCGTTTGGTTTTCAGGTCTATGCGGTTGAGACGGACGTAGTGATTGAACTGCGGGCACCGGGCACGGCTGGCAACGAAGAGGCGGCGGCTGACGTGGCGGACGCAATGATCGCCGCGCTGTTGGAGTCTCAGACCTGGATGGAACTGTCGGATAACGGCGTGCCAAGCCTGCGGATCAGCGAACCGTGGCGCGACGACACCGGCGATCGGACGTGGATTTGCGTCGGCGCCGTGGTGACGCTGCGGCATCGGAGGGCCTATGCCTCCGCGTGACGCAGTAGACCGACTGAATCGCCGAGGCCTGGTCGCGTGGCGCGTTGACGGCGTTCTAGCGCGGCTGACCCAACGGCAAAGCAGCGGCACCGATCTGGCAAAGGCGGTTGCGCGCGAGGTGGTTGAGGCCGGCGCACAGGCCGCGGTCGCACTGCGCAAGCGCGTGACGGACAACGGCGATTTGGCGGGGCAGCGATTCCCCGGCTACTCCACCCGCAGATCGCGCGGCATGGATCCGCAGTACATGCGGCAAGCCGGCGCCCCCGTTCCGCACCAGGTGACCTATACGCCCCGCGGCAGCAGCAAAGCGATCACAGTGACCACGGAACGCTATGCAACGTCTAGCGAATTTCACCGCGCAGCCCAAACGCGAGACGGCAGCTACAACGTCACCGGCGGCATGTGGGCAGGGTTGCAGGCACGCGGCACCGGACGGTCAGGCGTGATCATCGACTTCGCCGGCAGCAGCCTAGGAAGCGGCGGCGAGCGCGAGGTCAAGGTCAAAGGCCGCACGCGCTACACCTACACGAGCCAGAATGTGCGCAACGCATGGAAAGCGCGCGCGATCTTCGACGAGCATAAGGTCCACGTCCTGAAGATGACCAACGAGGAATTGCAGGCAATGGGCCTGCGCGTGACCCGGCAGTTCAGCCGGTGGCTCGGCTTGCAACTGCGGCAGTGATAGCGCACACTGACCGCGCGGAGGTGTTGAGATGGCACGGCTAGGAAACAAGCTGCGGAGTGTGGGCATCGCCCGCCAGACCGCGTATGCGACTGAAAACACGACCGACGGCAGCTTTACCTACGGCGTCGTCGAGTGCGAGCTGCCGGACACCGCGCAAGACGCCTTCGATCTGATGGCGGCGGCCAACACGCCGGGCACCTACTACGCGCCGGCAACTGGCAGCCGCAAGGGCTCGATCAAGCTCAAGACCTACGGGTTCGGACTCAAGCGCAGCTATGACCCGACGACCGAAGAGGTGGGCATCACCAGCGGCGTGTTGCATATGCACATGCTTTTGCTGGGCCTCGCGCTCGGCAGCAACAGCGACGCGATCACCACCGACGCGGAATTCTTGCAGGGCTACGGCCTGTTCCGGCCCAACTTCACCGCAAGCAAGACTGCGACTTACGGCAACAACGACATCGCCAGCGCGGCGTCGACCAGCCAGTTCGACGTGCAAGCTGGCAACGGCGCTGACTACCAGCCCGGCCAGTTGTTCGCCTGCGGGTCAAGCGCCAGCGACACCGCGCCGACTGTCGGGTGGATCAAGACCATCGCCACCGACACGATCACCTTGGCCTACGCCGCGGCCAACATCGCCGTCGCCAACGACGACACCTGGAGTACCGCGGTAGCCGCGCTGACGGTGCAGCAGCCGGTGCCGTTCACCCTGCGGATCGCTGGCGACCAGTCGACCGACAAGCTCGCGCTGATCGGGTGCCAGGTCGACAAGGTGACATTGACCGCGAAGGCCAAGGAACCGCTGACGATCGAATTCGAGATCAGCTATGCGGGCCTGACCTACTACAACACCGGCGGCGGGCTCAAGGCGTTGACGGTCAAGCCGCAGCAGTCGCAGCCGCTGATCGGCGGCAAGGGCGCGCGGGTGTTGATCGGTGTCGGCGGCGCGGCGCTGGCGGCGACTACCATCGGCGAGATTGTGATCGAGGTCGCCAACACCTCGGCCAACGTCGACAGCATCGGCGCCGCGGACGGCACGGCCGAGCGCATTTGCGTCGAGCGGCGGACCGCCGTCAAGGTGGCCTATCCGTTCGACAGCAGCGACCCGCGCACCAACGGCCGCACCTATTGGGAATCGGCGTTTGAGGCCGGCACCGACATCGCGCTGGCGCTGGAATCGGGCATCCTGCCCGGCAGCGGTCTGGCGCTGTTCATGCCTGCGCTTCACCAGTCTGCCGCGCCGAAGATGGTCGACCGCGAAGGGCTCAAGTACGAAGACCTGCAGTTGCGGCCGTCGCAGTACGAAGACGACACCGGCACGACGGCACCGGCAGATACCCCGGTGCGCTTTGGGGTGTGGTAATGGCGCTCCAGTTGGTACGGACCAGTCAGACCGCTGAATTTGTTCACGCCACCGACAGCGACGCCACGTTGCCGCCGGAAGGCGCGCCATGGCCTGGACCCGCGGTTGGCTGGCTCGCTGCAGTCGGTCAGGCGCCGACCTGCACCCGCATTCGCGTGCGGCCCCTCAGCGCGCTTGAGCTTGACTCGGCGCAGTCGCTGCTCGCGCCGGACACCGCCCCAGATGCGCAGCGGCGTGCCGGCGTGGCTCAATGGGCCGAGCGCATGTGCGCGCTGGGAGTCGTCGCCATTGTGGACGGCGGCGTCGAGAGCCCGTGCGATGGGCTGTCGAGCCAGTATGCCTACGATATTGCGATCTTGGTGCAGGCGGTCACGCTGTACGGCCCTTTTGGGCACCGTCGCTCGCAATAGGCGGCGCGCATGTAGGGGGCGTGGCGCTCTGGCGCACGCTCTGGCGGGCGACGGGCAAGCGCGCAGTGTGGCTACCGACGCACGATTGCGATTGCGAGGATGGCCCCTGCGCCACGCCAACGGCCGACGCGCTTGGGTTAGGGTCCGAGGTTCCGATCGGCGTGTGGTCGGCCTGCCCGCGTGCGCTGACCCGACATCCGATGCTCGGCGCTGCGGCCGAGGTCGACGCCATTGCGCAGATATCCCCGCTGGCGGCATGGCCTGACACCTGGGCTGCAGGTGTGGTACACTGCCTGCAGGCGCTGCACGCCGAGCGCCGATGGACCGCGGCGCAGACGCGATAGGGGGCACGGTGGCAACAGACCTGCGCAGCACTATCGTCGTTGAAGGTCAAGACCAATTCTCGGCCATGTTCGGCAAGCTGAATGCCGAGGCCAAGAAATCCGGCGAGGCAATCGGCGCGGCGGCCGGCAGGGCTGAGGCGCTGAGCGAGCGCGCTGGCGACGCTGAGCGCGGCTTTCTTGGGCTCAAGGACATCATCGGTGGCGTTGCCCAAGGGCCGCTATCCGAGATCGCCGATCGCATGGGCGGCATCGAAGCGGTGATCAAGGGGTTCGGCCCGGCAATGGGCGCGGTTGGCATCGCAATCGCCGCCGCTGGCATGGCCGCCTCGTACATGTACGAGCGCGCCGAGAAGGCCCGCAAAGCCGCGCTTGACGTAGAGATCCAGCGGCTGAGCTACCTGGAGAGCGACAACGCCGCGCTGGCGCAACACCTCAAGGTCAGCGGCGACCTGCTCGGAGTCAAGACCAGCGTCGCCACGGTCGAGGAGACGATTGGCGCAGCGCAGGGTCACGCGCGCGACATCCTCAAGAATCAGCAGGCGATCCTTGAGGCGCAGAAAGAGAAGGAAGAGGAGAAGATCGGCCTACTTGAGCGGCAGCAAGCGACGCTGCGCGGACTGCTGGCGGTCGACGAGCTGCGGTTGCAGAAGGCGCGCGAGGCGGCTGACGCGCTGCGCATGGCGGCTGGCGAGAGCAGCGCGCGGACGCGTGAGCGCGAAGAGCAAGAGACGCGCCTTGCCGGCATCATGGACGTGCAAGAGCGCCTGCGCCAAAAGGACTGGTACAGGCAGCAAGAGCGGGTGCAGCTTGAGGCGGAGGCGAACCGGCTTGCAAAGTCTGGATTCGACACCGGCGCCCAGCACGCGGAGATTGAGGCGCGACGGCTTGAGGTAGCGCGGCGGTTGCGCACCCTGGCCGGCGAAGAGTTGTCGGACGCACGCGAAGGCGAGGCGGTTGCGGCGGCTCGGGCGGCACGGGCAAAGGCTGGCGCAGCATCGGCCGAAGCGGCGGCTCGGGCGGCGCGTGACGCTCAGGCGAAGTTTGCCGCTGAGCTAGACAAGGGCTTTGCGGCAGAGCGCGAACACCGCGAGTTCATGGAGCAAAGCCGCGCCAAAGAGCTTGCGGATATTCAGGCGGTCGGCGACCGCGTTGCAGCCCAGCAGGTGGCAGCGGCGCAAAGCCCGGCAGCGCGTGCGCGGCTTGCGCTTGCTGATGCCGAGCGCAGGGCCGCACGCGAAAGGGCTGAGATTGAGAGCGCATTCGGCCGCAACTATGAGCTGCAACAGCTTCAGCTGCTAGAGGTCGACCAGCGCGTGGCAGCCGAGCGGCTGGCGATCCATGCGACGCTAGACCAGGCGCAGCAAGAGTCGGCGGCGAAAGCGGCGGCCGAGAGCCAGCAGAAGCAAGATCAAGCGTTTGCCGTTGCCGGCGCCGTTGTCGCAGGGCTTGAGCAGGTTGGCATTGCCGAGCAAGCCGCGGCTGGGCTCAAGGCCGCGCTCGCCGCAGCGGAGGCAGGGCTTGCGGCGGCGCGGGGCAATTGGGGCGGGGCAGTGGCCGGCGCCTTCTCCGCGATCCAGTTCGGTCGCATCGCACTTGGCGGCGGCACCCCGCAGACCCCTCCAGGCCTAGGCGGCAACAGCGGCATGGGCACCGGCGGTCAGCGGCAGCAGGGGCAGAGCAGCGGTGGCTCCGGCGGCGCGGTGGTGATCAACTTCAACAAGGGCTTCTTTGGCGACGCCGCCAGCACAGCCAAGGGCATCAGCGGCGCCATGAAGACGATCGGCAACAGCGGCATCCCCGCCTTCAAGGGGGCCTAATGCTGCCGTGGCTTCAAGTCGAGACAGGCTACATCCGAACGTGGTCGGTTGATGTGACCGTGGGCGCCGACACCGATACCTACAGCAGCACGCCGAGCTTGACCAACGCCGTTGATGCGCTTGACGATTTGCTCGCATGGCTCAACAGCTTCGCACGCGCATGGTACGGCGTGGTATACTTTGCCGCGCGATGGGATAGCACGTCGACCGCCAAGGCCGAGCCCGTTGTCTACCTGACTGGCGCGGGCACGTTTGACTGGACACCGGACACTGCGGCGACCGCGGCGATGGGCTGGGATACGCTGGCTGGTGTCAGCGAGACGACTAGCAGCGGGTTGGCCGGCAGTTGGTACCCAGCGCGCGGCGCGTACCTGCGGCGGTGGCTACGGTCGCTCGGCAATGGCCCTGCAGCCGCGACCGGCGCGCTACGCCCAGGCCAGCCCGGCGACGCTGGCCAGCGCGGGGAGATCGAGGCGTTGACAGACGAGCTTGCGCCGTACACGCTGACGCAGTCGCTGCGGGCGGCTACACTGCCGCGGCGCGGGCTGATCTACAACGACCTGTCCGGCGCATGGGTCGACGTGGCGTTGGGCCCGGTGGCGCAGGAACGGCTACAGCCGCGGGTGTACCGGGTACGGATCACGGTGCTGGGGGGCTAGGATGGCGGCGACCGGCGCACGAATCGAAGCGTACAGCTACAGCGACGGGTCGGCGCAGTGGGAGTCAACACACTCGCTGACCGTCAACCTTGGCGGCGCGGTCAAGGTGCGGCACAACTCTCCGATGCGCCTAGAGGATCAGCTTGCGGCATGGCAATCGGCGCTTGACACCGCCAAGCCCGCGGGCGCGCCGTGGGCGCTATCGTACAGCAGCACAACTCGCCGGGTCACGATCGCCAGCGCAGGGCCGATTTTCAGCGTCGCGTTCCCTGGCACGGTCGGCCCCTGGCTTGGATTCACCGCCGGCACCCTGACCGGCGCGGCGACCTACACCGGCGACGCGGCCCCGGCAGGGCTGATCCAGTGCCATGTGAGCGCCGGACTGCCGGAGGCGGTCGAGCGCACCGAGACGGCGGCGATCCGCCACGGCCGCGCGTACAGCTACGCCTGGGGCGTCGTCGACCGCTGGGACCTAGAGATCACGATCGATCGCTCGCTGTACCCATGGCAGGCGCAGCAGAGCCTAGACGACACCGACCCAGCAGGCGGCTGGGCGCTGACCGGGCGCGTGCGCGTATACTCTAGCGCCGGCAGCACGTCCGCCTTCGGTGGCGGGCGGGTGTCGGGCTATATCGACGGGTTTGTGGCGGCAGCGGAGTGCGAGCCGCTAGGCTACGGCGAGCGGTGGGCGCGCGTGCGCCTGACTGTGCTGGCGCCGAGCGGCGCGACCGGCCTCGCTGAGCCGACCGGGCTATGGGGCGCGGTGCGCTACGGGTGGCAGCCGATCTACTGGCTCACGATCGCGGGCATCCCCACAGTCTGGAGCGAGCGCGTCAGCGGCTTGACTATGCCAACGGGCTGGACGACTGAGGCGGCGCTGCTGGACATTGACGGGTCGGCGCCCATCGGCAGCACGATTGACCGCAGCCGCGGGCTCGGGACTGGCTTGCCCTTGAGCTTCCGGCTTAGGGATGGCGCCGCAATTGCCGCATACCAGTGCCGTCCGTCTGCTGAATCCTGGCTCAAAGTCGGCTTGACGGCCACCGCAACGACGGCAACGATCCAGAGCGCGACTGATTTCGCAGCCAGCGGAACAGCCTATTGCGGCATTGAAACACTGACCTACACCGGCAAGTCCCCGACGACGCTCACTGGCCTTGGTCGCGGTGCCGCGGGTAGCACAGCTGTCGCGCACGCAATCGGCGGCGTGGGGCAACAGGTCACCAGCACACCCACCGTTTGGGCGGGCCGGGACGTGCGCCTGTACGCGCTTGCCTGCGACCCCACCGGCACCGCGACCGGCACCGCGCTCGCTGACGACAGCGCCGAGGTTTGGCGCGGGCGGCTTGTGGGCCAGGCCGTGCGGCAGGTCGGCTGTTGGGAGTACCGCGCAGACGCGCTGGATCGCGTGCTAGACCGTAAGCTCGGCGGCAAGCAGACTGGCACCGTGATCGGCTATGGGTCGGCGATCACGGTAAATCCACAGTGGACGTTTGGCGCCTACCTGGAAGGGCTCAAGAGCGGCGGAGCTCCAGAGTGCGGGCCGTTCCAGATGGCGATCACACCGTTCGCGGCCTACACCGCTGGCGAGGTCATCAGCAGCGCGGAGGCGATTCAGGCTATCCAAGACGCCTGGAGCGCGGAGGTTACAGCCCAGGGCTACGGCGCGCACCTGTCCACCGCGCTGCAGGTCGACACGCTAGACAGCGTTGTGGACGGCGTGAAGATGGTTGTTTTTCAGCCGGTCTTTATCGCTCATGTCAACCTGGGGATGATCAAAATCCACAATGTCTGGTGGGGATCGTGGAAGGCAAAGCCAGCATGGTTCCCGCCGGGAGGTTTCAGTATCACGGGCGACTTCTCCGTGAGCGACACCCCGGTCAGTTGTTGGGGCGGCGTGCTTGCTGGCGACGTGACGCAGCTGTGGAGCCCAAACGCCGCGAGCAAACTCACCAAGGCGTTGATCGTCCAGCCCGACGACGGCGACGCCAGTCCGGTTGACGTATCTGGATATCTGCAAATCGCCACGCCAGCCGGCAAGCAACTGCTCAAATACCAAGCGGTCACCGCCAGCAACGGTGCATGGTTCTTTGAGCTAAAGGCCGGGCAGTCCCCCGCGCCAGTCCCCGCCGGATCAACGGCAACGGTCTGGTCAGCGGTGGGCCCTGCGGACCTTGAGACGCTGATGTTGACGGCGATCCAGAGCAGCGGCGCGGGCAGCCAGGGCACCTATGACACCGGCAGCCAGGGCACCGGCTATGCAATCGACGCCGTCGACGAGGCGGGCTTTACCGCGCAGGCCGGCGGCATGGGGCTGAAAGCGACGGTATCGACGGCGGGGGCGAGCTTCGCAGACCTGTTTGGCGGGGCTTTGGCGCTGTCGCAGCGGGCCGTTGTGCAGCGGGTCAACAGCGGCGTTTGCCAACTCGCGCTTGTGCCCACGGCGCCATACGGCAGCGGGCCGACCGAGACGATCACCGATTGGCACCTGCTGCACATGGACGCCGAGCCGGTCGAGAGCGTCGAGCGGTTGGCGCCGCCAAACGCGATCAGCGCCGAGCGCATCGTGGGCCCTGACCAGAGCGACGACGAAGGCGCAGCAGTGACGGTGACGGCGATTGACCGGGTATCAGTGGCATCCATCGGCCAGGTCGCGGAATCGTGGCGCGTGCCAGCGGAGAGCCGCGAGCAGTTGCTGCAGGTGGTGCAGGCGCAGTCGGCGTCGATCTTTGGCGGCCAGCAGGATTGCCAGGCGGCAACGTTGCGGGTTGTGCCCTGGGTCGCGGCCGAGCCCGGCGACCTTGTCTACCTCGATTTGTCGCACCCGCTGTTGTGGGACTACGCCACCGCGGCGCACGGCTACACCGGCAAAGCCCGTGTCACTGGGCGGGCGCAGGCGCTGTTGACCGGTGAGGTTGAGCTTACCGTGCTGCTTGAGGGCCGCGCCGAGGTGCGCGGGCTGTGCCCATCTGCGCGGGTGGTTGCGTTTGACAGCGCGGCGGCTCCAACCTGGATTGACGTCGATATCAAATATCTTGCGCACTTCACCGCCGCGCTTGCCGATGCCGGCGGGCCGATCGACGTGCTACACTACTGGCCGGGCGACAGTGAGGGCACAGGGCAGCAGTACGAGATCAGCGCCGCAGCGTCTAGCGGCGGATACTGCCGGCTGACGGTGTCCGCACAAGTCGGCGTGTTCAGCCTGTCGACCAGCAAGCGCAGCAGTTTGACTCTACCCGCCACCGGTGCGGGGTCGACGTTCCAAGACAGTTTCGCGCACGTCGACGACGGCAGCAGGTGGGGGTAGCGCATGGCACTGGTGACACCTCCGGCAACGCTGACGATCACGCCGGCCGAGGATTTGATCTTTCAGCCGATGGCAGAGTCGCCGCTTGACACTGCGCTGACCAACGTCAACTGGCTCTGGCTGTACCACCGGCCGCCGATCGCCGACGCCTGCCCGATGCTGGGCTCGGCGCTCGGGCGGACGGTACGGGTTGTGGTGCCGATCATCGCCGCTGACGACGCCGCGGATCTGCGCTATGACGTGCGGACGGTGGCGATCACTAGCGGAGCGGCCAACCTTACCGTAACACTGGAATACTGCACGGCATACACTGGCAACCCCGCGAGCGGCACCCCAACGGCGTGGAGCAACATCTTCACCCAGATCACTGCCACAACCGCGGGCGCCGTGACGGTGCAACTCAAGACCGGGCAAAGCATTCCCGCGACCGCCACCGCCCTGCGCTGGGTTGTGTCGGTTGACGCCGACAGCTTTGAGCTTCACCACTTGCAAGCCGTTCCCGCGCCAACCGCGCTACCAACCGGCGTCCGCCCCTCCGGTTTTGTGCCGTATGACGACGGGATCTTTACCCTTGCTGGTGGTCCGGTCCACACTGAATTACTCAACCGCTGCCGGGGCTCGGCGCTCGCCGTCCTGCGCGACCGGCGCACCCCGCGCTTGAGCTTCGTCGCTGATGAGGTGCAGGCCGCCTGCTCTGCGGTGGAGACCGACAAGACCGCGTTGGCCGCTTGGCCGCAGGTCACTGTGACCCTGCCGTTCGCAGGCGAGTCCGTTGACCTCACCGTGTACGCGCTGGCGACCGTCTCGGCGGGCAGCAGCACCGGGCTCCTTGAGGTGCGGCAGGTAGCGGAGCCTGGCCTATCGCTCACCGATGCCGTCACCTTGGACGCCAGCGGCACCGATGGCAGCGGCGGGATCAAGACCGCGACGCTGACCGTCCGCCCGGTAGGGCAGGGGCTTGCGCGACGGGCGACGCTTGAGGTCCGCAGCAAAACTACATCTGCAAACACGCTTTACATTCATTCGCTTGTCGCCATTTGGCGCCCAGGGGACTAGATGCGCACACCTGTCGGCGTTGATTGGGCGGGCATGACCTCGCTAGACGTGGTGACGGGCGAGGCTACGCCGCCGGCTCAGACCACGCTGCTACAGCAGGCGGATCACTGGCCGGTCGCGGTGGCGACGTGGCCTAGTCTTGGCTGCGGGCACATCACCGGCGACGGCGTGACCGGCTACCCGTCAACGCGGTGGCTGGCTTTGAGCATCCCGCCCGCGTGCGCCCGGCTGCGGTACTACGCGACGCAGTGCTCGGCGGATGCGGCTGGCGTACAATCGAACGTCGAGGCAGCGACAACGACCGGCGGGCTGACTGGCGCGGACGTGGCAAAAATGATCGCGTGGGGCGGCGTGCGCGTCGCGCTGGCCCACAGCATCGTGAATCAAAAGGAATTTGAGTCTGGCGACTGGGACGACACCGCGCCGGGCACCGCGATTGACCGGATGCTAGAGGTCGCTGAGTCCGCGCAGCCGGCGGCAGAGGTCGCGTTCGTCAAAAATGCGCAGGCGTTCTCACTTTGGGTTGCCGTGCGGACCAGCGATCTGGAGTCGCTGTAGCGCCAACGCCGCGATCGTGATACCGTATCGGCGGAGGTCTAGAGATGGCAAACGAATCCGCAGGCGCAACGATTACACTCCCAAAAGGCTTGATCGCCATGGTTTTAGCGGCGCTAGTCGGCGGCGGGGCTGCTGCTGGCGTCGCCGGGGCTACGTCGGTGCCGCGCGCAACAGACGCCCAGGTGCGCGAGGCGGTGTCGGCGGTGTCGCAGGATGTGACGGGGCGGGCCACGTCGGCGGCGGAGAGCCGGGCGCAGCAGGTGGTGAGGGATGAGGCGGCGCGGCTGAGCGCGGACCTGAGCCGCGACCTGGCATCCCACCGCGGCGACATCGGCGCGCAGCTGCGGACCATGGCCGATACCCAGGCCGAGCAGGCGCGGGCGCTAGTCGAGATCGGCAAGGCGGTTGCCCGCATCGAGGGCCAGTTGTCGAGAGGGCGTCGATGATCCTATGGATCCCTGTTTCACCTGCGCGAGATTGTCACCGGGTTGACGTTGGCCGCACTGGCCTATTGGTGGACGCGATGACCGAGCGCATCAAAGCCGTGCAACGCCTCGTCGGCACCGAGCCCGACGGCATCATGGGCCCCAAGACCCGCGCCGCAATGGCGGGGCGCACCGAGGGCGAGATTCTGCACCCGTGGGCGCGTGGCGCTGCACTGCCCCACAGCGGCGACCGACGCGAGCGCGAGATCCGCTACATCGTCGTCCACCACAGCGACACCCGCGACCTGGCGGGCATGGTCAGGGCGATGAGCGGCAGCCGGCAGGTATCGACGCACTACAGCATCGACCTAGACGGCACCATCCGCGAGCACCTAGACCCGTGGGAGCGCGTCGCGTGGCATTGCGTCGGGGCCAACCTGCACGGCATCGGCGTCGATGTGATCCACCGGCGCGGGATGCCGTTTCCTGACATGCAGGTGGCCGCTACAGGGCGTTTGCTGCGGTGGCTGTGCCTTGCCCACGGGTTGCCACAAGTCGCGGCAGAGGGGCGTTTCCCTTCCGGCAGCGGGCAACTCGCGCGGCAGGCTTGGGGCGTTGCGGGGCATGGTGCGATTCAGGCTACGCGGTGCCCTGATGGGTTCCCTATTGCGGAGGCGCTGCGTGGCTAAGGCCGATGGCTGGCACCCCCACGCCCGCGGATCCGCTCTCTGGCGCCGTGGCGTCTGGCTCGCCGTGGTCTATCCGGCTCGCGGCGGCTGGTACTGGCATCGCTTCGGGGATCGGCATGGGCCGCTGGCTAGCGAGGCGGCGGCGAGGCAGGCTGCCGATCCCGAGGCGGCGCAAGGTCGCGGATGAACACGCCGGCAGCATCGGCCACCGCGATCGCGTGTACCGTTGTCGGTATGCCGCCCATCTGAACCCAGAGGTTGACGGCGCGCGGCGTGACTCCGCAGAGTTTGGCGGTTTTGGTTGTGCCGCCGATGATGATAATTGCGTTTTCTAGGTTGTGGTTCACAGACCCTCCCCATTCTCAAGAGCCCAACTCTGCGCATCCTCGACAGCGCGAGCCAGCGTCTGGTAGCGGTCGTTGCACTCGCCGTTGATCTCCAGGTTCCAACCAACTTGGCGCATCGGTTTGCCCATCCATTCGCAGACGTCGTCGATGCGAACAAATCGAAAGGCAATCCCGCGCATGGTCAGAATCCAAACCATGCCGCATTCGCGGGTAAGGGTCACGGCGCCGAAAGGCGTGGTGATTGAGCGAGTGGTCTGCATCGTCTATCTCCCTCGGCCGCGTTCCTCGCTGCCGATGTAAGAAGAATACTTCGCGCGACCGATGCTGTCAAGAACTTTCTTTCGCGTCCTGTCGCTTTTTTTGAGTCGGCTGCGCGGGCGGCGGCGGAGAATCCGCCATCGCCGCTGCGGTAGTTAGGCACGCCGTGCACTTTCCGCAGGCCGTGCCGAGGTAGCAACTGCTAGTCGCCGCCAACGGCACAAGCAGGCGCTGCGCCTCACGGACCACTTGCGCCTTTGTCATCCCCACAAGCGGGCGGCGGACCTTGACGCCATAGACTTCCAGCGACGTCTGCATATTGCTGAGAAAATACTCCCGGCAATCCCGGTAATTGTCCGCGTCCGTCCGGTTGCAGCCAATCCAAACCGACTCGGCGCCAATGCTCTGGGCCAACCCCGCAGCGATCGACAGCAGGATCGCGTTGCGACCCGGCACCACCGTTTGCGCCGTTTGCGCCACGTCCCCCGCGCCAGTCAGCGCCGACGCCAAAACCGCGCCAAGACCAGGGATTGCGACGTGGCGAAACGATGCCTGCGCCATGTCGGCGAGCATGGCCGCGCGTCGTCGCTCGGACTCAGCGGCAACCTGCCCGTAGTCCACACACAACGCCGTCACCGGACCAAGCGCCCGCGCCATCCAAAGGCAAACTGTCGAATCAATGCCGCCACTGAGCAAAACCACAGACTTCATGCGAACAACTCCATTGCAGTTTGGCGCCGCGCCATGTCGATTCGCGGCGTAGTTACGGCGAATCGCGTCGCCGAGGTTCCGTCAAAACTGTGGACGCCGGATAGCGCGCACAAGCGAATTCTGCGGGCGCTGTTAACGCGCCCCACATGCAGCCAACACCCCGTTTCTTTGGCAAGTGCCCCCCACATGGGCAAACTGCCTTCCTTCCATGTGGTATCGCCGCCGACAAAGATCCCAACATGCGGGCCAACATGCGGGCGTAAGTCATCTGCGGTCATGCCGTTCTGTACCGCTATCAGCACCTGACGGCAACGGGGTGCCGCCCATGGAAGCCAGGACAGCGACAAGGCAAGCGACGCCGTCCCGCCGCATACCACATCGGGCAGGATGGCAAACAACGCATCTTGACCGTGCCGCTCAACCAGCGATTGCCACGGCCCAGACTTCCACTCCACGCCGCGCTGAAAGCAACCCCACGCGCCATTATCGATCGCAAACAGGTCGAACCCTCCGCGCATTTCCGGGCTATCTGGCGTCAGCAACAGGCCGAACCCGTGGGCGCGCATGGCGTCCAAGTTTCTGCGGGTTCCCGTTCCTGTTGCGAGGCAGATCACGGCGTTCCTTGAGTCGGCTGCGCGGGCGGCGGCGGAGGGTCAACAAAATCAATGCGGTTGAAGATCCACCGCATGACCGGAACGGCCATCGAGTTGCCGATTGCTTTGTAGCGCAGGCCGTCCGCGGCGAGCTTGCCGCGAAATGGCACGTCTGTCCACCCGTCCGGGAACCCCTGCAGCCTTTCGCACTCCACCGGCATCAGGCGGCGCACTCCGCTGGTGATCGCGTGCGGGTTGCTGGTCTTGCTCACAGTGCCCGCCGGAGCTCCAGGGGTGACGCGGCTGCGGTTCGTTTTGCTGGTGATCTGCACAGCGTCGAATACGGCTGGCGTCTTAGTTGTGCCCAGAGCGCCGACACCTGGCAGGCTTGCGCCCAGGTCGCCTTGGTTGCCGCTACCTTGCCAGTCAAACGCGATCAATGTCTCCGATTCTGCGTCGTAGCGCCGGCCGGTGCCGGACAAAAGGCATTGGGCGACCAGTAGACCGCTCTCCGCGTCCTGCTGGGTCGCACTGCCCGCAGCCTTCCCGCTTGCTTGCAGGGTGCCGCAGGCCAGCGGCGTTGACCCGTCCAGATCGTTGCGCGGATGGTGGCCTGCTAGCGGGGCGGCAATCAACCGCCCATCGGCAGCGTCGTTGTCGTCTGCGCCTCCAGAGCTCGCGCCAAGTGTGCCGGCAACGTCTTTCCGCGTGCGGCGGCTCTCCGCAGGATTCCGGCGCAGGCTTTCCGGCTCAAATAGTACCGCTGCGGCACGCTGCCAGTC